TATTTCTTCTTGTGCCGAAAATCTAATAAACATGTCATCTTGACTACTGGTAGTACCTATAGTTGTTTCTGTACCTAAATGTATTAAAAATCTAGTGGTAGGTGAAATAAGCGTGATCCTCGATGCTGTAGGATTGTTGCTAGTTGAAAAGCCAGAAGTAGCTACTGCCGCTCGTACTGTTAAACGACTAGCTGCTGAAGGGTTCCAAGTAAAGGTAGCACCATTAGCAATTGTTGCTATAAGTACTTCTCCAAAATTATCTAAGGACCATAAGCCAGGTTCTAGTGTTGTTTGATTAGCCGGTAAGGCTGTACCCCAACCACTAAAATCAGTTGCATTAGTAACAGTTGCACCAGAACTATGTGCCGCTGCAGTAGTACCTAAAGCACCTCTAGTTGCACCGGTCATGGTATTAGTGCCTTTACCAGTATAGGTAATTAATTCGTTAGCAATGGCTAAAGTACCTGCAGTAGGAAAGCCAGAATTAGATGTGACTGGAATAGTAGTTACACTATTATTAATACCGGAAGATAACGTATTTGTTAAAGCGGTAGATAAATCTCCACCCCAAGGTCCAACACCCCAACCATAACCATAAGTTTGTTTTTGGGGTCCAACTTTTGCATATATATTTACCGTAGCTGAACCACCAGTTGAAATAGTTGCTTGTGCTGCAGCCGATGAAGTAATGGTAAAAGTAGTTGCGCTAGGTACAGTATTGACCATAAACACTTTGTTCTCAAAAAGATTAGCATTAAGGCCAGTACCACTTGGCATTGTTACTGCATCAAGTTCAATAATATCTTCTGCGGCTAAACCATGTGCTGATGAGGTAGTAATTGTTATAGCTGTTTTAGTATTTATAGTGGCTATGGTTGCACTGGTTTGTTGTAGGTCAGTATCAAAAGGTGTAATATCAAATAATTGACCTTCAAAATATAATAGTAAAAATTTATCAGTACCAAGTGCAATATATCTATTGCCAGTAATATCTAAAAAAGGATGTTGTGATCGTACTACACCAACAATACTATCACTAAGTAACGAAGACCACCCACCCACTTTTTCTGGTAGACCATAACGAAACCTAATATTATTACTATCTACCCAACGGTTTTCTGCACCTTTAGTAGTGTTCTGTTTATCTATTCCTGGTAAAATTTTAAAGTCAAGGAGAGCCATTTATAACGCCTTAATCTTTCTTAGTTTTAAAAATCCAACCTTTAGTGGAATTTGCATAAACCAATGTAAAAGATTCACCGTTTTCACTTACCGTTAAATTTGAAGTAGCGCCATTAATAGGTTGACTGTTACGATTAATAATTAAATTATTAGAATTAAAACTTAATTTTGAATCTATAAAATGTACTTCATTACCAACGGCAGGACTTGCTGGTAGTGTTATAGTCACTGCAGTAGAAGCAGTGTCAACAAATATTTGATCACCATTAACAGCGGTGTAAGCTGTGGTTGTAGTCTGATAACCTTTTTCTACGAAACCATTAACTACATTAGTTCCATCAACTATAACAAACATATTAGCACCAACCGGCATAGTAAGCCCGCTGCCCGATGCTGTCTTAATGGTTATAGTATAATGGTTAGAAGTTCGAGTAGTAGCATCTATAACTATGTAAGTTTTTTCGGTTGAATCTGGAAAGATTAAACTTCTATTAGCGGTTAAGCTACCTGTTAGTTTAATAACTTTATTACGACCATCTGAAGCTGCACCATCACTAATAGCAACCGTTTGATTGCCGGACGCTAAACTTAAAGCGACAAAACCACCAACGGCTTGTTCGACTAAATCTAAATTAGTATTAGTAACTGTACCCCAAAGACCAGCCTTTTCGCCAGTAGTCATTTTTTCTAGTTTTAGTGATGTTGAGAATGATGATGCCATAATTAATTATACCCTATGCTGCTATTTCTGTCCATGTGTTAGTTGCGCCCGGTATTATATCGTTCCACGTAATAACCCCGGCACTTGTAGTAGTTATAGTCATTTCAGAACCGGTTGTTACTACTTTAGCTTTTGCTAAAATAGTTACACTACCAGAACCTGCGGTTACAGTATTAGTGCCACCGCTATTAATCGAACCACCACGTCCAATAACTTGACCAACCGATGCGGTTAAACCACTGCCAGTTAAAACTATTACAGCTTTACCAACTTCGGTGGTATTGCCTGCAGAAACTGTAACTGAACTACCGGTTACTGTAAATACAGATCCAGCAGTAATTGTGGCGCTGCCACTTGCTGAAGTAACCGCACTACCTGTTACACCTACATCAACAAAACCTTTAATAGTTGTATTACCAACACTAGCTGTTAACGCATTGCCGGTAACCAAAACATAATTTTCGGTATCTCCAGCGGCTCCAAAACTTAAATCACCAAATGATGCAAAACCTAGAGCCATAGTTTATTCCTTTTAGCTGTCGTTTAATGTCGAAACATCAAAAGAACCATCAGTAGTTTCTACTACTGCATCAGCAGTCCAAACTGTGTACTTTTTATTGTACATATCGTCCCAATGTGCAACGTCAAATAAACCAAGTATCTCAGCCTTAGTGTATCCACTAGGTGCTTTAGATGGTGTGTCTATTTTAACATTACCACTAAATGTGTGTGGGTGAGTAGTCTTAGTATACTTATATTCAACAGACCATTCTATTACGTGTCCGTCAGCATTTTTTTTAGGGATTGCTTT